GAGAATCGGTAAGGTCTAAGCCGTGATAGAGACAAACTAAAATAACTGCAAACGATGAGTTATTCGCTCTTGCTGCCTAGTCAGTAAGATGAGGTTTCGCCGACTGCACCTTATTACCCAAGCAGTCGGCACTTTATTATGAATATGTGGAGAACAAAATGCCTTTCGAAGTGAAGGAATTTGAAAAGAAGGTCGAAGAGATACAAGAACAAGTTTTGAATCCTACGATTGACAAAATCAACGAAGGTGATAAAATGGATGTTGTTCTTGTAATTCTAATCGTTGCAATGATGTTTGTCTTTCGAGGTATTACTGCTTTCATATTCAAACTAATTGGTGCTGTGATTATTGCAGCCGGACTTTATACTTTACTGATAACATGAAAATCTATATCTCAAAATATCGTAATCATTGGATTTCTCCTTATACAATACTTGAGAAGGTTTGTTTTTGGGAGAAAGACAGAGATGCATTCTATAATCTTGAAGAACATCCAAATCACAAGTATGAGAAATGGGTTGACCGTCTAAGTCCTATTTGTGTTGGTCTTCAAAAGTTTCTTGACTTTGTTCATCCAAGAATTGAATATATCAAGATTGACAAATATGATACTTGGAATATAGACACAACATTGGCGCCAATTATTCTACCAATGCTCAAACAACTCAAAGCATCAAGACACGGTTCTGGTATGGTTGACTTAGAGGATGTGCCTGAAGAATTGCGTTGTAATACACACGAAGAATGGGATGAACAAAAATGTTTTGATTTTTATAATGAACATGAAGTAAAAGAAGGTGAATGTGATATTCATGCTCGTTGGAATTGGGTACTTGATGAAATGATTTGGGCATTTGAACAAATTTGTGATGAGGACAATGACAAACAATTTCATACTGGTGTTTTTGACCGCAAATCTGTTCCTTGTGAATGGGACGAAAATGGTAAAGCAACAATGTTTACATTTGAGAAAGGTCCTAACGACACCTCTCATTTTGATGTTGAAGGATATCAAAAACACAATGACCGCATCAACAATGGTACAAGATTGTTTGGTAAGTATTACAGGTGTCTTTGGGACTGATGTGGCGACTTTGGGCAAAAGCGTTAGGTGAGAAGGCAGGAAAAAGCAATGTTGAGGCGGATCAAATTGCTATCATACGAACCGTCATATTGTTGATATACATAATAACGAACTGCTTCATCGTAGCAGGTGTTATACATCATTGGTGAGAAAATGGAAAAAAACTTAGAATTTTATGTCAAATCGTATCAACTGGTTGACGAAGAAACTTGTAAACAAACAATCAAAGACATTGAGAGTATTCATTGGTCACAACATACTTTTTACAATGTTCAAGATGGTTCTTACAATACAAGAAGTGGTGATAAAGAACTTGACATTGGTTACAGTCAAACATCCACAAAGAATGTCATTATGCAGAAAATATGGGATGCCTATTTGAGTTATGTGAAGGATCTCAACTTTTCTTGGTGGAATGGTTGGCAAGGTTATACAGAAGTTCGTTTCAATCGTTATAAAGAAACACGCCAAATGGCCGAACATTGTGACCACATACATTCATTATTCGATGGAGAGAGAAAAGGTATACCAATCATTACCGCTCTTGGTCTATTGAATGATGATTATGAGGGTGGAGAATTCGTTATGTTTGGTGATACGGTAGTACCATTCAAGGCCGGCGAAATCAAAGTCTTTCCATCATGCTTTCTATATCCACATCGAATCGATCCAGTTACAGAAGGAACTCGGTATTCATTTGTTGCTTGGGCCTGGTAAAGCATAAATAATAGACCAGGTAAAACTGGTACACACACAAAACACACTAAGGAGAATTACCATGTCGAATATGACACCCTTTGAAATAAGGTTAGAACTACTCAAACTTGCAAAAGACATGCTTGAACAAGATTATTTTGCAAAGAGAGAAGTATCACACAATAACTGGCAAGTAGCATCAGAAAACGCCAGACTGGCTGGAACATCTGTACCAAATCAGCCAGAACTTCCCCCATACCCATCAGAGCAAGATGTGATTGTCAAAGCACAGTCATTGAATACCTTTGTCTCTAATATTTCTGTGGAGAAACCAACGAAGAAGTCCTGATGGTAGGGAGGCTTCGGCCTCCCACATAACTAGGAGAAACCATGCTGAAGTATTTTTCAATCGCTGCGATGTTGGCAGTATTGATTGTATTCTCGACATTAGGTTTGGCTGACAACAATAATAAGATAATAGAAAAAGTAGAAAAAAAACCTGAACCTGAAACAGTATTCATCAATGCTAATTTCGAACACCTAACACCAAAGGTTCAGCGCCAAGTTTTATGTCTCGCAAACAACATTTACTTTGAGGCTCGAAGTGAGCCAATCAAAGGTCAAATTGCAGTTGCTTTTGTTACATTGAATCGTGTATCATCAGAATTGTTTCCTGATTCAATTTGTGATGTTGTAAAACAGAAACGAAACAATGTATGCCAGTTTTCTTGGTATTGTGAATCACGACCAAAACGGCAATACACAAAACATATCTTGACAGGTGAAGGTAGTTTGCAGTATAATGAAATCATAGACATTGCAACATTCGTGTATGCAAACTATGAAAAACTCAATGACCCAACACACGGTTCATTATTCTATCACGCCGACTATGTTCGACCAGGCTGGCGTAAAAGAATGGATAAAGTTGCAGTTATTGGTGCCCATATATTTTATAGACTAAGAGATGATACATGATTGATATTGATAAGTTGGCAATTATTTGTTTGACGATTGTAGTTACGGCAAGTGTAGTAAGTCTTTCGATTTACCATGTGAATGACCGAGTTTTGATGGCGAAGAATATTGAAGAAGCCATTACAAAAGAAATTGATCCACTTTCGGTTCGTTGTTCATATGCAAGAGGTGACGATCCAGTTTGCATTGCATTTGCCGCAAAAAAGAACGAAGTTGTGTTACAATATGTTACTCCTAAAAAATAATTGAAAGGTTTTTGTTATGTCTAAATTTACTTTTATAAGTGAGCGGTTTGATTACGATGAAGATACTGGTGAACAAAGAAATCTCGTATCTAAAACAACAAGAGAATTTTATGGCCATCGTTTAGATTCTGTTCTTGATGAAATGACAGAATTCTTGCGTGGTGCAGGTTATCATTTTGATGGCCACCTTGATGTTGTATCTTATGAGAGTGAAATCAATAAGATTGATGATGAACTTGATGACCTCAAAGAAGAGGTGAGAAGTCAGCGAGTTTTCGACCATATCGTAAGAGACATTCAAAATAATCCGTTTGAAAAAAATAAAGACAAAGATTCTTTTGGTGATATTTTTATTTCAAGTGAAGATATTCAAACTGATTTTGGTGCCGCAGGCCTAACAATGACCTTTGGTGATGATGATATTCAACTTGATTTGAATTTTGATGAAGATAAATGTTCTCTCTGTAAGTTACCAAAATCAGTAATGCAACTTCATCAATGTTTTGATCCTAGCTGCCCATCTGGCGCTTACAGAAATCAATATGCCAACTAAAGACGAAATGAAAAAGTTCTCGCTTGCGATAGAGAGAATGGTTTCAAATACTGACTACAATTACATCGAAGCTATCGTTGAGTATTGTAAAGATACTGGTCTTGAAATAGAGGTGGCGGCTACACTCATCACCTCTAATCTCAAAGGCAAGATTGAAGAAGATGCTATGAATCTAAATTTATTGAAAGTAAAAGGTTCTCGTTTACCTATATGACTGGTTATGAAACATTTGGAATATATCAGGCACTCAAATTACATTTCACACAAGAATCATACGACTACTTCAAATACAATGGTAAATCAAATGTCTCTGTGACTTCTTTTGAGAATCGCAAAGACAAATACCATTTTTACAAACTCTCTCGTAGGTTTTCTCAGAAAGAAGATTTGGTCTCATTCATTGTTGCAAATCTTTTAGAAGATGATAAATCGTGGGTCGGTAAATTATTGGAACCTGAAGCTGAGACAATTCATCTGAAACAACAAAAGGTGATTCAGTCTCTTTCGTATATCTTTGAGAATGATTGTAGAGAGTTATTTGAAGGTCGAAATCCAAACGAACTTCTCCGAGTAACAAACGGTGACCATCCTATTCTCTTAGAAAAAACTCGACAGAAGGTTACACACTTTGAAACTTTCTGCATACTCAATAGAATACTCAATTTCATACCGATTTGGACAGGCAAGATTACCGATACAATTGTTTGGCCAGATTACCGAAGAAAGGCTCTGAAGTATACCTCATTTCTGCCTTCAGACATAGTAAAATATAAATTGATTTTGAAAAAGGTGATAGTGTGATTGAAAAACTTTACTTAGATATGGACGGCGTTCTCACAAACTTTGAACAGAGATGGGCAGAGTTATTTGGTGGTCCAGCAGAGGTTGTTCGTAACCGAAAAAACTTTAGTAAAGAGTGGCCCGAGTTTGTTGAGAAAGGTGCATTTGAGACACTAGATTGGTTTCCAGGCGCACACAAACTTCTAGAGTATGTTCGCACTCTGAATGTTCCTGTAGAGATTCTATCGTCTTCTGGTGGTGCTCGGTTTCATTTTGAGGTCGCTGAACAGAAAGAGTTTTGGTTGAAATCAAAAGAGATTACATACAAGGCAAATATCGTACCTGGTCGTAAATTCAAATCCGAATATGCCAAACCAAATGTCGTTTTGATTGACGATACAAAAGAAATTATCGATTCATTCAACGATGCTGGTGGTATCGGCATACTTCATCAGGATGTCAATATTACCATAGAAAAGCTTGAAACTCTACTAAATACATGATATTATGTATTTAGTAGAGTTTCAAGCTT